ATGCTAAGCCATCAACTCTACCAGTAAGTCGATTCATCAAAAATTCATTTTGTTCACGTAACTTTTTAGATTCAGCGAGTGATTGTTTTAATAAACCATTTGTTTCAGTCATATCTGTACCAAATCCCATTTCGTTTTTAGTGCCTGAGAATGCCTCGCCTTTGTGAATCTCAGCCATACCAGTTTTAGTAACAGTACCACCAGTTAGTCCTGAAGGAACTGATGATTTTGCTTTTTTAGCTAATCCATACATACCAGCAACAGCTGCTATAGCAAGTGGTATACCAAGACCAAAAGGAATCATACCAAATCCACTAAATATAGAACCAGCACCTTTAGCTAATGAAGCACCAGCACTAGCAACTGTTTTAGCTAAGTTTTTAGCTATAGCAGTTCCTTTTAATTGTTCTAAAGCTACAAGAGCAGTTTGAATAATTTGCATTCCAGCCATAGTACCCATCATAGCCATTTGTAAATCTGCTTGTTTTTTCTCAGTTTCAACTCGTTCTTCTGCTACCTCAGCACTTGTCTTTTCACCAGCCACCATCTTACCCATATCAGCAACTGTAACGCCCATAGCATCAGCCAAAGCCTTTCTTTGTACTACATTCATAGCCTCAAAGTCTGCTTGACTACCTACTTGATTCTTTACCTCTTCTGCCAACTCAGCTAATTTACCCGAGAGTGCTAATTCTCTAGCTTTATCTAAATTCATTTGTCTACCCAATAACATTGAGGCTTCCATTTCTTTCTCTATAGAAGATTCAAAGTCTAATAGTGATTCAGCTATACCAGCAACTGTAGATAAGTTTAATCCTAATTTCCTAGCTTCAATTGCGGCCTTAGCAATATTCTGTCCACCGTCTTTGGCAAATTGAGCAAATGTTTCTGTATTTTCAGCAATATCATTTAATACTTGCGCTGGAGCAACGCCTTCAGCTCTAGCTAATTCACCTACTGAAGATATAAGATTTAAATTTGTTTCTATTGAAGCACCATTAATAGATTCCATTGTTTTAAGTAACTTAGCAGCATTAGCACCACTTATACCAAACTGTCCTGTCATCAAACCTAACTTAGCAGACACTCCAGCAGATACTACTGATAATGAACCAAATTCTTGCACTAAACCAGTTACAGCAGCCTCAGCTTCTTGTGAACTGCCACCGACAACTTTAGCAGCAACACTAGCTGCTGTTATATTACCAGCTAACCTCGCAGATTCTACTGCTGTTGTTCCTAATGATTGTCTTAGCTCTAAAGCCTTATCAACAAAATCCTTCATAAGTTTAACAGCCATACCAATAGCAGCTACACCCATAGCTTTAGGGCTACTTAATAATGCTGAAGTTTCTTTAATCTTATTACCCCATTCATCTATTTTTGCTTGAGCATCAGCTTCAATTTTTAATTTTTCTGATAAATCTGGAGTTGATCTTAAAACATCTGCTAAATCCTCTACTAAAGGTAACATTGTTCCAAAATCTTCATTTACTATATCATTAAGAACACCTTCTAAATCTTTTGAACCGCTATTTACTTCACTAAGTAGTTTAGCAAATTTAGTAGCTTCCTTTACTTCTTCTTTTGAACCGGATAATGATTTTTCTTTTAATAATTTAATTTGAGACTCTAATCCAAGCTCTTTACTTAAAGATCCTAGTCCAGATTTTTGTAAATTTATAATTTGTTTTTCTAAACTTAATTTTTCTTTCTCTTTGGATATATCACTATATTTATCAATTTCCTTTTCTACATCAAGAAGTTGTTTTTGTAACCTTAATGATTCTTTTAAAGCGATCGTTCTTCTTCTATCAGACTCATATAAACTCCGTTGTATAGAAGCTTGTTCTTCTAGTAACTGTTTTTGCTTTTTTAAATCATCGATTTTAGCCATTTTATTTTTTAGCATCCTTCATTTGTTTGAGCATTTCTTTTGCCGTATTATCCATTTTTCTCAGAGCGCTCTCTAAATCTGGATTGTCTTTCAACATTTTCTTACCAAACTTATTAAGGCGTTTTTGTTTCCATTTCTCAAAAAATTTGAATAACATACCTTCTTTGCTAGCCATTATATTCTCCGTATGATTTATATTGTTGGATTGATTCAATAATAAATATCATAGATACTATTTTTTGAATATTGGAGCAGTGACTTTATTTTTTTGATTAGCCTTCTTCATCTCTTCATTTTGTTCCTTATAATGTTTTTGTAACCTTTTAAAGTAAAATTTCCTAAGATAAATAGGCATATTATAGACTTCAGAGAAAGAAAACATTCCCTGAGAATTGAAACTTATTTGAAATATCTGTTCATGTATTTCTGTTTTATATGTTAACGGAAGGCCAAAGAAACTGTACGGTCATTGGGACCGTAAACTCCTTTTCTTCTCCATCTACGTCTGTATATGTAGATGTCATATCCACGTCGGGCATTATTTTATTAGCATACTGTCTAAATTCTAGTGAATCTATTGAAAGAAATTCATTATCCACAAAACTGTTTATACTAGCTCTTTTTGTATCACCATCTACAGAAACTATCATATGTTTTAACCGAGTGGTTAAACCATATCCAATACCATCGCCTACCTTTTCATAACCAGTAACTTCAACATCTATACTCTTTTCATCAGCTGATGTGAGTAATTTAAAAGTTAATTTGCGTTTGGTAGCTGGTAATTCAAACTCAAATTCATTTACACCATTTGAAACTATTTTCTCATCTAACTTCTTATCTTTTAACTTAGTTAAATCAACTTCAACAGTTTGCCCATCTACTTCTACACTATATTCTTTACCATATGCAAGTATACGAGCAGCAATCAGTATAGCATTCTTATCACCTATTAATAAGTCAGTAACTTTGATTGATTTATCTACTATTAAAGATTCTAATAACTTTTCTACAACTACACCTCTTTTAATTAGGTTAGCTGATGTAAGTATATCTTCTTCTCTTGCCGTCATATATTTGACTTCTATTTTACCTGAAGATAGTGGACTATCTTTTGGATATAGTAATCCTTGTGACGGCAGATCCACCACTTCTGTGGGGAAATTTACTTCTGCCATAATTAACTCCTATTAATTTATTTTAGAACTATAACTATTTTTTACCAAATTTTTCTGCAGCTGTAACTCCTAACCCAACTACTGAAATATACATAAAACATTCTAATATTTTTTCTTTAACCTCAAATGAAGTAAAGGTGTCAGCACCCCAACTACAAATCAACATAAAGAATGCTGCGAAACCAACTGTTCTTTTAGACGATATCTTAGCATCATCCGATAACATTTCTTTTAAAAAATTCACATGAGCTCCTTAGAATTGTAAGATAGCGTAATCGTAACGCAACGTTAATGTGATATCAGCAGGTTCACTTGTAGCCCAATCCATATCACCAAAATTAGCAGTTTGAATCATAGCGCCTTTCAAAGTCCATTCCTCAACTTTGTCTCCTACTGGACCTAACACATTAAATGTAACATCTTTTTTATAGAAGTCTGAATACCCATCACGACCGGTTACAGATTCTTTATGTAATCTAACCCATTCCATAACTGCTTGTGCGCCAGAAGGTACAATTGGATCATAAAGAGTAACATCCAATGTATCCCAAGTACCTTTACCCTTAACAAATCTTTTCACATTAATGTGATCTAATTCAATTTCTTCAAAAGTAATTTGAGGCCTACCGGCTGTTTTAATAAGATAAGCAGGAACTCCTTCAATGTACATGATGAAACGATTTTTCGTTTTCGGTTCAAACGGTGTGAACATTATTTCTGAAGGATCAATTAAATCTGGCATTACAGTTCTCCTATTAGTATTTCATTCTTCATATATAAATATTCAGAAATCAAAAAAATCGTTAAAACTTTCAACTCAAATATTTTATAGTTTTTTCACAGTTTTTCTTAAAAACAAAAAACCCCAGCAAAAACTGGGGTTTTTCATTATAAATAACTTTATAAATTACTCTGGAAATGCAGCACCCGTTGGGAGTACTGTGAAGTCCAGAACTATGAACTCAGCCGTTCTAGTAGGTTGAATGAAGATTTGACCAACCAACTGATTTCTATCAATAACATCAGGTGTATTGTTCGAATTATCCATTACAACTTTAAATGCTGACAAACCACTATTGGCTTGTACTGATTCTAAGAACGGATTGACTATATTCAAGAATCTAGCTCTTGTAGATGAATCATTTTGTTCAAATACTAAGAATCTACTTGAAGAAGCAATAAATTTCTTCAATTTGATTAATAGTCTACGAACATTAATTCTATCCAAAGCCGATGGTTTAGATTGTAGTGTTTTTTGTCCAAATACTACAACTCCTTGACCAGGAAATGAAGCAATCGGATTAACTCTACCCTCATACAATGTATCTCTATCTGTATGAGTTAACTTTTTCTTAGTCAACCTAACATTAGTTAAACCACCACGAGTTAAACCAGCAGGCGCAAACCATTCATGTGCCACTCTATCTGTGAAAGCAATTACTCCTGGAATCACAACTGAAGGCGGGACCCAAACTTGCCCCGTTCCTGCAGGATCATCCATTTTAACCCATGGATAATATGTAGCTACATAATTAGTATCCAAATTGACAACATTATTAACTGCTGTTGCAACATTGTCATCAATATCAGCACCATCCATTACATAAAATGCATCAGCTCTAGCTTCTACTTTATCAATAGCATGATTAGTTACTACTGGATGATGTTTATGTATCACACCAGGAGTTACCAACATATTAATATCATATTCATCTGGGTTAGCTACAGCGTTAATAGCCCGTTTATAAGCCACAGAACCACTTGCTGTAGTTGTTGAACAATCAAATCCCATCGTATTAGTAGACGAAATTGAAGTGCCTGTATATTTTACAGCCGCTGGATTATTACCATCGAATCCATGTTGAAAAGGAACAGCAAATTTAAGCTGTGCTACAGACTGAGATATCGTTAATGTCGAAGTTGCAATAGCAAAATTCGTATATCTACTATACTCCGAAGACGCAGTTGTCCCCCAACCATACATATCTTCAAGACTCATACTAACATTACTTCCAACCGTTTCATTATAAGGAACGGGCGCCAAATATGCTAAATTGGTAGCCAATTCATCTGAATTATATTTAGGATTTATTTTAAATCCGTATGGCAATTCCTCTTTATAAACTGAAGATTCACCAGTTCCTCCATCGTATGTTTGCGTATAAGCAAAAGACGCTGTTGGAACAACATTTGATGAAACAACTACATCATATACTGCAGCAAAACCCATCGGTTGTAGCTCCTTATTAGCTCTAAAAGTCTTTTCTTTATAATCTCCTACGCGAATATATCTTGAAAGATTCGGGTAATCACCATATGAAGTAATTTCACCGTCATTATTAACAGTTTGAAACATATCTCCAATCACTTTAACTAAATAATTTGGTGAATCTGGATCCATATTCAAATTACTCCAATTTTCCAATAAATTACCACTTGTATCATATAGAGCCATACCGAAATCAGCATAATCTGGACTTGAATTAGAACCTTGCGGTCTTTTAATATCTCTAACAACAATATAATGTCCGTTAGTTTGAGTACCATCCGCTCTCGTATAAATTCTAAATAAATTAGTTGTAGTACCACCAATTTTTTGTGAATGAACATACGGTGTTCTACCAGACGATACACTACTATTCCCAGTAATACTACTAATATAATTTCCATCAGTTGTACTTACAGTTTCAGCTCCAGTACTAAAATCATAATTATCAGAACTACGTTCAGTAAATACTTTGCTGTCAGCAGCTAATATTCCAGCAGCAAAAGATGCACTTACAGTACTTCTAAAAAATTTATACATATAAGCTGGAGCCTCAGTAGAACCAATTGACTGTGCATTAGGATCCGTAGGCATTACTTTTAAAATATAATTAGAAGCAGCATTTTCTAATCCAACAGCAGAACCCTTCTCTA